AGATAAATATTTTGTTTCATCTTTTAAATAACTCAATTTAGGATTGGTATTTTGTCTTGGAACAGGATTGGGACTAGGATGATGACTGGGTTCAGGGTTAGGACTAGGATTAGGGTTAGGAGCTGGAATAGGTACAGGTGCAGGAAATGGAAAATTATAAGACATTTTGATTGTTGGCACTAATATACTAAAATATAAATAAATATTATTAAAAATCAAATGAAGTAGTTATTTTATCTAAATATTTAACAGTTTCATCATATCCTCCTATAAATTTACCATCATGAAAAACCATAGGAAATGATTTCCAATTACTTACAGAATAACTTTGAATAAACAATAAAAAATTTTCCTTATCTTCTAATAGATAGTCGTCACAATCCACAATTTCATATTCGATACTGTTGTTTTTTAATAAATCTTTTACTTTTCTACAATTAATACAACCACTTTTACTGTATATTGTAAATTTTTGTTCAGAAGGTAATTCAAACATCATTATGATATTATATAAAGTAATATCATAATATTTTTAAATATGTAAACTCTATAAATTATATACAAATACGATAATAATTGGTTTTTATAGATGTTTTACTTGGGCGAATAATTTTGCATATGTCACCTGGTCGTAAACCTATAACACGTGCAACCGGATCAAACCTTGATATATCAGGAAACTCTGTTTTTTTTTTAATATTGTATTTTTGCATAACTTCTTCAACTTCTTTATCATTAATAATCTCATGATTTGGGACTAAACTGTGAGTTAAAATATTATATTGAAGCCGTTTGATATTTTCAATAACAATAAATAATCCATCTTGTTCCCAAATATGTTTCAACTCATTAATAATAGTCTCATTCATTTCATCTTTTGTTATTATAAAAAGTGTATCATCCTTTGTTAATATTTCTTCTAAATTAAATAAATCATCAATCATTTCTTGCACATTTGCAGGTCGTATTGTTTTTGTTAAATAAAAACGTATATAAATTTTACGTTTAGGTTTTGAATTAGAAGTGTCATCTTGTTTTTTTTCAAGCAGCATATCTAACTGATTATTTTGCTTCATGGAATTCACTTCATTTATACTAAAATTATTGTAATCGCTTACATTATATCCTTGTTTATCCATAAGGTCAAGAATTGTTTTTCGTGCCTTATAGATGGATGAAATTAAACTACTATGATTTTGATTTTGCATAATGAATAAATATATATTATAATTATTAAAGAAGTTATATTTATATCATTTCATTTTTATTTTTTATATATTTATTTTTTTTGTTTCATTTGAATTTGCATTGTCATTACCACTCGTTTCTGATGTTATAATAATTTTCTTATCGTTATTCCCGTTATTGTTTTCACTGCCATCTCCATTTTTATTACTATTTTCATCACCATTTTCATTTTGTTTTTCTTCCTCAACTTCGAGAATTGATTGTTCTTGGTCCTGTTGACCTTCTCTCGGAGGAGGACTAAATGATGGTGTTCGAGGTCCACTTATAACAGTTTGTTCGCCTTCATTGGATTTTTTTCTGATTAATATTGGTGAATCAGGTTGAAAAGGTGATGATGAACCTTGTTCATAAGAAGACTGTTCGCCTTCATATGCAGGAGAACCAGGTGCATATGGTATTGTATCATTGCTTTCGCCACTTTCACCGCTTTCATTTGGTGACTGGGGTTGTATATTGATAGGTATAAAAGGCATTCCATCATTCTCTCCACTTACTTGTTCTGTCTTTTCTTCCTCTGCAACGTATTCATTAAATTGATTGATGCTAGTATTAGTGTTTTTTTTTGGTTTAGTTAAAATGGCTTGAATATTTATTCTTACACTCGCAATGGATCGTTTTAAATTTAAAATAGTTGTTCCATCTTCTTGATCTACATTTTCCGATGACGTTTGTAATAGTTCACTAATATTATTGGAATAAGATAAACTCAATAATTGATCTACGTTTTCGTCTGTAATAATTCGCATTTGAATATTCATGGTTTGCAATTCTTGAATTAATAATTTAAAAGAATAAGGTATTCTTAACACACTGAACGACCTACCAAATTTGGATATATTTTTAACATTCATTGTTCCATCTGGATTTGTATGAAAATGAATAGGACCATCCGCAAATGGACTTAAAAACAGATTTTTTACTTCATTGTATATTGCAATTGCACCTGTTTTATTACAAATTGCCATATAATATTCATCGCCTCTTATCATGAACGACTCGTTCAAAAAATAAGACATTCCATGAGCGAGCACTCCATCACGTTCCATTTCACCAATTCTTAAACCACCATCATTAGCACGACCTTGCACCGTTTGTCTAGTCAAATTAGTTCGTGGACCAGTAGCACGGTAATTGATTTTGTCTTTCACCATGTGTTTTAAACGCATGTAATAAGTTGGTCCTATATAAATGTCGCTTTGGATTTGCTCACCTGACATACCATTATACAGTATTTGGTTGCCTGTACAATTAAAACCAGCTTTCACTAAAAATGGTGCATATGTAGAATAGTTAGCTCCTTTCACTTGAAAAGCAGTACAATCACCAAACGCACCATAACTAACACACAGTTTGCCGAACAAACTCTCTACGATTTGTCCAATTGTCATACGAGACGGAATTGCATGTGGGTTAATAATCAAGTCTGGTCGAATTCCATCAGCTGTAAAAGGCATGTCTTCTTCTGGAATAATGAGACCTATAGTTCCTTTTTGCCCACTTCGAGAAGCCATTTTATCACCTATTGCAGGTATTCTCTCTTCACGAATTCGCACTTTTGCAATATTAAAGCCTTCTTCGCCTTGCGTAATAAATGATTTGTCTACAAACCCAAGTTGACCCTTTTTAGGTTTAACAGAGTCGTCAATAAATCTGTCTTTATTTTCCATGTCGCTGGTAATTTTTCCAATCAAAACAATTTTGTCATTCAATGGCGTGTTCTCTCTAATCATTCCATAGTCATCCAATAAACTATAATCATATCCAGGTTTGATTTTAACAACATTATTTTTTTCAATATTTGCAAAACGAGAATTCACCATTCCAGCCACTTTAGAACTCTCTTCTCTCGCTTCATACATTGAAAAATAAGTAGTTCTGAATATTCCTCTTTGTACAGCGCCTTCGTTGATCAAAATAGCGTCTTCAACATTATAACCAGTGTAACTCATAATAGCAACAATCGCATTTACACCATAGGGAATTTCCTCGTTGTTGATATATTTTAAATATCGTGATTTGATCAATGGTATTTGTCCATAGTTTAATATAACACCCATTTTGTCAATTCGCACTTGATAATTTGTGTGGTACATTGAAACAGCTTGTTTACTTTGTCCACATGAAAAAGAATTACGTGTAACTGGATTATGCTCAGGATAAATAATAAGATTTCCCATTACACCCAAAATTAATGATGGGTCTATTTCAACGTGTGTGTAATATTTACTTTTTTTGTTATCATCTCCACTAATTGCAATCAACGCTGTTTCTTCTTCTGAAACATCCAAATAGTCTACTACTGATTTGTATTTTTGTAATTCAAAATACATTTTTCTAAATTTATTATTTTCGTTGTCAGTATCTTTGTCATTTTCACCCATATATATGTTACTATTCTGTTGGGGATCAAAATCTAAATCACTATACAGTTCATCAATTTCGTATACTTTATTTGACTTGTAATAAAAATTTTCGTCATTTTTACCTTTAAAACCACTCACTATCTGCTGCCATGTAATTTTTTCTTCTTGGATCATTTCCAATATATTCTTTCTATCGTAACTTTTCTCATTGTTGTCAATGTAATAAATTGGTCGTGATAAACGCCCCGAATCTGTATAAATATTTATTTCATTATGTTCATAGTCAAACGATATACTTGTAAATACAGGAATAATGCCGTTTCTTCTATATAGTTTTAATAAATCAACTAACCCTATATCATTTTTATGTTTCGATGTAGAAATAGGGGTTTCAACAACACCTATCCAGTTACCGTTTACGAAAACTTTGGTAGTATTTGATAGATATTCAGCACTACATTCTAAAAGTAACTTTAATGGAGTATATATTCGCAGCCATTTAACGAGTGGAAGTGATGAACTACCACTTGTAATATGAGTTGCTATGGCTAAATGTTTATGAAGACCGATATTACCGCCATCTGGCGTATCTATTGGATCTATTAATCCCCATTGAGAACTATTTAACAATCTCGGCCCTACCACTTTTGCACTGGCGTCAAGAGGTAAGTTGATCTTTCTTAAATGAGAGATATAAGTATAATAACTAAGCCGATTTAAATCTTGAACAACTCCTAGTCTTTTTGTATGACTTTCTGAACCCCAATTTCCTTTGAAAGCTTTTTTAAACCCATTTTCAACTTCTCTATCTTTAAAAAATGCTTTTACATTATTTTCTATTAGTCCAACAAAATTATCTTTGTACTTATTTATTTCAGCAACGCTCTTATCCTTTTTGGATAATCCAGTTTCTTCTAATAATTCTGTGTCATCTTTATATTCACCTTTGTGATAATAATATTCTTTATCTATTTTGGTCGAAATGCTTCTCTTTTGTATTAAATAATATTCACGAAACAAGTCATAAATAAGCGAACCAGTTAGTTCGACGCGTTTAAAACGAAAATTATCTCTGTCCGTTGGTTTTTCTTGCAATGTATACACTTTCAATAATCTATATGTCATGTACCCTAAAAAGTAAGCTTTGTCTAAAAAATTAATTTCTCCAATATGAGGTAAAAAAAAATCAGAGAGAATTTCTAATACACTAGAAACTGTCCCTCTTTTTGTAAAACTTGCAATATATTTTAAAGCAGTTTCTTGGTTAAAAATTTTATTGGCATCATGAACACTCGGAATAAATAAATCAATAAATTCTTTATTTTTATCCAAATCTAAAAGGCATGTTTTAATGATCTGTTTGTCAGATGTAACCCCTAATGCACGCATTAATATGAACAGTGGAACAGGTTTGCGAACATTTGGCACAGCTACAACGATTTGATTATTTGTCAAAGTTGGAGATGGAGCAACAATTTTAACTGCTGTAGTACGAATTGGCTTGGACGCATCTTCAGAAACAGAACGTATTTCTGCTGAGTGACTATAAATATCATCATCTTTATTTTTTCTAATATAAAGCATATTGTCAGCAAATTTTTCCTGGGGAATAACAACCTTTTCTTTTCCATCAATAACAAAATATCCTCCATAATCATTTTTACATTCGCCCATATTAAATCGAACCTCTTTGTTCAATGATTTTAATATACACAAATCTGACTGCAACATAATTGGAAAACGTCCAAGATATATTTTATTGAGTGTAATAGAATGCTCAACTTTTTCATCTCCTTTGTAATAAATAAAATCTATGTCAACATCATAATGAATTGTAGTGCCATAAGTCATGTTTCTTAAGCGTGCATCATTAGGATACATATAGTGTGCATAATTGTCATCATAAATAATTGGTTTACCAAAATAAATTTTCGATCCATCTTTACCTCCTAAAAACAACATGCATTCATTTCTTTTTGATGAAGAAGAATTTTCTGACTCATCTTCTCTCTCAATGAAGCGAATAGGATTGTTTTCACGAAATACACGATTAATACCATTATTGAAAAATTCATTGTAGGATTCTAAATGATGCGCTACTAAATTATTTGGATTATCATTAAAATATTTATCAATAATTTTCCATGAGATTTTATCTATATCCATTTTAGTGGTTTATATTATAATAGTCTTATTTTTTTATAATATAATTTTAACAAAACAATAATAATCTAATTTTTCATTTATTGAATATTTTTATACGATTTTTTTTTATTTATATTCCTATTTTTACGGCGTCGTGTTAAAGAAAACCTCTTTTTTTCAGTTTTTATTTCACTTAAATCTGTCCAAGGTTGAGAAGGCCTATCTTTAAGATAACTACCAAAGTTCTCATATTGTTTGTGTTTTTCAATAAATTCGCGTGTAATAAAAGGAGTTCCACATGAGTTGCCAAATCTACCACAAAACGTCATATTTTTTGCCATTTTTGTATCGCAAACAAATCCATCTACAGCACCGTGAGGCGCAAAAGGCAGTGGTCTTCCAGCTGTAGACATGTATTCTCTTGCATCCAAATCATAATGTGAGCAAACACTACGAGAACACATGTTTTCTTTATGTAAATACACATCATAATGATCAGATATAATTTTTTTAGCAACATCGATATTTAATTTACCTTTGTATTCGTCCATCAACTCGCCCAATCTTACTTTTCTTGCTCCTTGATGTCTACGAACGTCATAAAAACCAGAGTTTACGCATTCAAGATTTCTTATTTCTGCACTATAGGTTGCATTAAAACCAATAAAATAACCATTTTTTGTCCTATCTACGCTATGATAATTTAATCCTAGCTCCAATCTCATAATTTCATTAGCATTAGTATCACCAAATAACCATGAATTTGCATAGTCACCAGAATTGCCATCTAATAATATGTCAACATAGTCATCCAAAGTATTACCATACTGCATGGCTTTGCGAATACGATAACCAATAGGATATTTTTTTGCATAAGGCAAAAAACCGCCAATTGTAGTTTCAGTTCCAATTATGCCTTTTGAAGTAACAAAGAAGTCTGTTCCACTCCATATCCAACAAGGACTTGTTTGCATAATCATTCGATGACCTTTATCTGGTTTTATATCTAGGACAATGTAAGAATATTGTCCATCAATAAAATCACAAAAAGAATTATGTGCAACGACAATATTACCGTCTTCTGTCCAGTCTTTGCCAACAGCAATGAATGCACTGCAATGATCTTTTGCTCCGCCACCTTCGCGTGGTCCCATAGAACTTTTGTGAGAACCACTTGAGCCATTTTCACCCGAACTTGTTTCAACCCAATAAGGATACCAATAAGGAATAGACAAATAAAAATTCCATGCTAGTATTTCATCGACCGAGGTTTTACAACCATTTGCATTACAACCTTCTGCAATTCCTTCCATTTCTTCGTAAAACTCGTGAAATGTGGTTTGTGTCATTTCCTTGAATTCATCATTGATTATTTTTATAAAAAAATTCCAGTGTTTACCATACGATTCAAATATAAAAAATTGTAACATTCTTTGAACATCACAAAAATCTTTTGCACACGCGTACCCATACGCGTAACCTCTTTCTCTCGGCGTACCTTTAACAGAAACATATTTCCATCCATTTTTTTCATAGACTAGTGCTTTATTATTTGATTTCATTGACAAATATAACCTTATATACTGTGTATATTTTATAATAGTAATTAAATTATAAAATAATAAAAATTTTTACACCTTTTCTCATTTAAAACGCCCATTTTATATGAGAACTTATAAATAATTCTTCTTCATTTTTCGTGTCTTATTTTTCTTGGATACACGTTTTTTTGGTCTTTTATATGTTCTCTTTTTTGCATATTTCTTATTTTTTGTTTTATTTTTCCTGTTGCGAAATCCACCATATTCTTTATATAGAACTGTGGCTTCCCTAGGATTTCCTGGTGGAATTTTATGTTTCATTAATGTTTCGCGTGCAAGATCTTCTAGTGTTGGTCCCATAATTGCATTGTTTAACCTTTCTTCCATTATATTTTTAATAATATTTTCTGTATTATCTAGCATTTCTAAAGTGTCTTTTGCTAAATTTTCACTATCATCTAACTTTTTTTTTTGTTCGGGATTTAGTTCATTATTCTGCTTCAATTCACGAATTCTTTCTAAATTATCAGGTACGTTAATCCTAAAGTAATTTAAGTCTTTTTGAAGTGGTTCAAACATGGTTTCTCCATCGGTATTGTAATATCTTCTAATTGTTGCATCTGAAATAGTTGCAAAAAATGAATTAATTTTTTCAAGTACTTCATGGTTTAATTCAGCCATTTTACTCCTTTCTGAAATCATCATATCATTAAGTGAAACTGACATTATATGTATAATATAGTTATAAAAAACCTACTATATTGGTTTTACGCTTTTTCGTATTTTTACCTATAATAAAATGGGCGTTTTAAATGAGAAAAGGTGTAAAAAACTAAATAATACCTATAATAGTATTATAGTAAAAACTACATTATATTTTGAAACATAGCGAAAAAGAAAAATATCATAAAAAACCAAACAAAAGGTAAGAAAACAAGTAACCATGATAATTCAGGATATCCATCTTTACATATTAGGTTCAAAACGTAAGTCCAGAAGAAAACATAAATTATTTTAACAATAAATAACATTGTAGTATTTGTTACAGAACAAGACATATTACCAACTCGATACTTAGTTTTATTACCTAAATTTTGCATTAAAAGTACAAAAATAACAATCATAGATAAAACAAAATATACCATCGCTGGTGTACACATTCGACCCATATTTTTTGAAAGAACCATTTATATAATAAATAGAAAAAAAATAAAACCATAATTTAGAATGTTGATATGTTCAGACACTAAATATTTCTAAATGTACCTTGTATTTGCAGCCTGTGTAAGCTGTCCTTTCCATGGCAAAGGATTTACTGGACCAGGAGTACCATTTAAAGTATTGAATGCGCTTCCTAAACCATATGTAAATTGTCTACCTAAATTTATAATATCTTGGCCTATGAAATTAGAAAAGTCACCACCTCGTTGTTTTTTTGTTTTCTTCATGGAGTGTGATCTTTTTCCGCCTTTTACACCATAATACCCTAAAAATGGTTTATTTGCACCAACGTCAATCATTTGTCTTGATACGTCATTAATATATTTATTCAAGGAATAATAATTAGCATCTCCTCCAATACCTTTTGCACCTGGTAAATTGGTAGGATCAACAAATGGTTTACCTACTAAACCGTTAGGATATGGGATACCATTGTTCCCTGTAGTGCATCCTCCACCACCTTTCATTCTACCACCTTTCATTTTACACGTAGAACATTTACAATTTTGACGATGTTTACTATTTTTGCCACCACCATTCATAAATGGTAACGCACCGCAACCACAGTTACCTCCTTTTTGTTGTTGAAGTGGATTTAAAAAGTTGAACCCATTTGGTGGTGGGCCAGTATTTGGATAAAGTGGATTAATTCCGTTTTCATTCGAAGTTTTTACTGCTAAATAAGATGGTTTTTCCAATAAAGGAAAAAAATTGCTTTTCCCACCTTTACCTGTATAAGCTAAATCAGGGTTTGGAGGAAAAGGACCCTTGTACGGATAAGCTAAATTAAAATCAGCTCCTACCGCAGGATCCTGACTGGCTAAATTCATTGTTCCCTTTCCACCATATCTATTTTTACGAGTAGAAGAACAACCCTTCATTTTATATAGTTTTTGTTTACTGCTCTTTGACTTATATTGATTTTTCATTTATATACTATCTTATAATATATATATAAAAATATTTTTATTTTCATGTAAATGTGTTTTAATCAATATCAACATGTGTCAGAAAATGTCTACGACAACACATTTTATTCATATTTAATTCATCTAAAACTTCGCCTTCAGGAGTTTTATCATGAAATTCTTTTGTTAAATATACCACTTTATCAACGTCCATTGACTTTGCTAATTTTCTTTTACGTACTTCTTCTGTATAAAATCGGTACTTATCAGCAAGAACCATACCGCAAGTAAAACATTTAACAGGAATAATCATTTTATATTGTATTTATTATACTATTCTTATATTTTTTAAGAATGAAATCATTTTTTTTAATTATGTATAAATACAAAAATATTTATAAATAATTACAATAAGCCCAGTTCTTTATGAAGGACACTTATTACCATAACATTTATTTTGATAATAATAATAATAATCTATATTGCGTTTTATGCCATTTGTTTCCGTTCTAAATGTTGGTCCTCTTGCGCCACCTGCAACACATTTCTCTCCATTCAACAAAACACAACAAGAAACAGATTTACAATTTTCATTTGTCAAACCACTACAAGAATTTTCGAGTTTGTTCGCAGAAGGTAAATGGTGGTGACTTTTGCAAAAAGCACTACCACCATCCATTTCTAATTCCATTTTAGATTTGTTGTGTGTTGTCATTTTCTCAATTGTAACAACTTCTTTTAGTTGACTTGGTGTATTTTCAATATTGTTATTGTTGTCGTAAACAGTAAAATATAATATCATACTAAAAAGTATAACTACAGCAATAAAAATTTTTCCAATATATTTTATAGTTTCTTCATTCATATTATTTGTATTATTTTATATAAATAATAAAATATTTATCTTTTGTATAATATAATATATTATTATAAAAATGGCAAAAACAAAATCACGTAGAAATCGTAGTAAAAGTAACGTTTTCAATAAAATTACACGTACTAGCAAAAAAGCGCTTCCTGTTGTAGCTTCAGGGTTAAAAAAATTTGGCAGTGACGTTAAAAATATAACCATTAAGTCAAAACCAGGGATTGAGAAAGGTTTAGGTGTTGTTTATAAGTCTCTTTTAACAGGCGTTAATTATGGTGTTAAGGGAATTCAAAAAGGTATTCATGTTATTAAAAGTAAATCGAAAACTATGCGAAAATCACGTCGCAGGCGTAGACACTAAAAATAGTTATTTATAGCCGTTTATAGCTGTTACTATACGTTAGGCCCATTGTTGTTTGTCTTGTAAAACTAATTAAAGAT